CCCTCCGCTTAGTTGCCGGGGGGTGTGATTTTTTTGAAGAAGTCGAGCGCTGGGGCCTGTTGGGGGTTGACATTGAGCGCTTCGACGGGGGTGTTTCGGCGTGCTGTGTTGCAGGGGTGGCAGGCGCCGTGGAGGTTGCTGCGGTCCATGGCGAGGTCGGGTCGTTGGGTGAAGGGGATGATGTGGTCGGCGGTGTTGCTGATGGTGGTGCAGATGCCAGGGAAGCGGAGCCAGCAGATGGGTTCGTCGCGGACGACTTGGTCGCGGAGCTTCCGCCAGGCTCGGCTGTTGCGTGGGTCTGGCCAGTCGCGGCCGGCGTACCAGATCATGGTCAGCCTTTGCGCTGGCGCCAGTACCAGAGGGCGATGGCTTTGCGTGTGCCGCTGGGTCGGTGTTGGGCGCGGCGTTCGCATTCGGCTTGGCCTGGGTCGAGGAGTACGACGGTGGCGTCGAGGTTGTGAGCGAGGGCTTCGCGTGCTGTGGGGCTAGGGAGGCAGCGGATGACCCAAGCGTTGTCGCTGGGCTGTAGGTGCCGTATGCGATCGAGTGCGACTTGGTTTGCGGCTGTTGCGATCTCTGGGGCGTGTTGCCATCTGGCGGGTGATCCGAGTTCGCGGGCGATGTCGTCGAAGTCGATGACGATGTCGGTGGGCGCGGCGTGCTCGGCCACGTAGGTGGTCTTCCCGGCGCATGGTGGGCCGCAGACGATGGTGATCATCGTGGGTCCGGAAACGACGAACGCCCGGCCTGTGGGCTCGGGCGTACTTGTTGGGCACCTTCGGAGACAAGGTACATCATGCGTCGGCTCGTGTCTGCTCTAGGCCTTGTGTGTCGTAGCGGAGGGCTTCGCCGATGAAGCGGGTGCGGACTTTGCCTCGTTGGCCCCACTTGTGGACGGCGCGTGGGGTGACGCCGTACTTCTCGGCGGCTTCGGTGGCGGTGAGCCAGCGGCCTGCCTTCACCTGTTCGCGGTGCATGGCGTCGACTTGGGCGCGGTAGTCGCTGTCGGTCCACCAGTGGGCGGTGTTGGTGGGGCAGTGCCAGGTGTCGAGGCGGCCGGTGGTGACGTCGGTGCCTGATCCGGTGGCGTAGTGCTTGAGGAGGCGTGGTGCTTGCTCGTTGTCGGGTAGGTCTTTGGTGCAGGTGGGGCATGGGTGGCCGCGTTCGGCGTGGCGTGCGGTGTGTGCGACGGCTTCGAGGTGGGCGCGGAGGTTGGCGACGGTGCGTGCGGTGTTCTCGAATTGGTCGTCGTGGGGGAAGGGGCCGTTGAGGAGGGCGGTGAGGTAGTCGGCGGCGCGGTCGACGGTGGGGCGGAGGGTGGTGTGGGGGCCGTAGCTGGCGCGGAGGTCGTGTTCGAGGTCGCCGAGGATGACGAGGGGGTGCTTGATGGGCTTCTCGGGGCGTTGGGGCCAGCTGCAGTGGCCGCGTTGCCAGTCGTCGGCTTCGCGGAGTTCGGTGTCGCTGGGGGCGTCGAGTGAGGCGGGGCCGATGAGGGTGGCGGCTTCGGAGTTGATGCCGGCTTCGAGGGCTTCTTCGACGAGTTCGACGGCGTTGAGGGTTTTGATGGTGGTGAGGTCGCGTCGGAAGCGGCTGATGCAGGTGGGGCAGGTGTAGATGCCGGCGGCGTGGTTGACGTGGTGGCCGCAGGGTTCGCCGCGGAGGCCGCAGTGGTCTTTGGGGCAGGGTCGGCCGCTGTCGGTGTCGGGTGTCAGCCAGCCGTGCTGGGTGTCGTAGTGGCAGGCGGGGCGCTTGCTCACGTGGTCTCCCTCCGGGGATGGGAAAGGCCCCTTCGCCCTGTGGTGGGCGTTGGGGCCTGGGGTGTGTGGTGGATCTCGATGGGGTTGCGCGGTGTTCGCGCGCGCGGTCTGTACTGGCTTGTGCTCAAGGCAGTTGGGGATGCGCAGAAGGTGACTTACTGATTGGTCAGGTCAGGTCAGGTCAGGTCAGGTCAGGCATCGTGGGGCATTGCTCTAGGTAGTGCCTGTGGCATTGCTTGTGGCATCGGATTGGGCATGGCAGAGCACGCAGTCCTCCGCGATCAGACCCCGGTCGACGTGCCACCTCTTGTGCGCGGCGTAGGCCGCCTTTTCGCGTTTCCGCTGCTCGTAGTCGGCCCACTCCGCCGACAGCATCTGGGTGTCGGCGAAGTCGTGGACGACGTACAGCCCGGACCCTGCGATCGGCAGCCCCTGGGAGCCGAGGCAGGCCGGTGAGGGGCATCCTGGGGCGTCGTGCAGCAGCCGTTCGGAGACCAGGAGGCGTGCGTAGTCCTCGTGGTAGACCGGCAGCAGCTCACTGAGCTCGTCGGCTTCGATCTCGCCGTCGGTCTGCTGCTCGCAGCAGTAGATGATCGCGAACATCCACAGCAGCGCCGCAGCGGGCTCTCGGCGGGCGACACGACGCACCTTGCGGTTCCTGAACGCCTTGTCGTCGAACTTGGCCCAGGCCATCAGGTTGTCTCCTCCTCGAGGTCGACCACGTCACCGGTCTCGCTGATCGCGACGAGTCGACAGGTCGGGTGTTGGCGGAACGCGGCGACAGCGGACCGCTCGGGCTCGTCGAAGTTCCAGATGTCGAAGTCGTGCTTCGCGAGGACCGTGATTGCTTCGACGATCTCGGCGCGGCCGGCGTACAGCGGACGCATGTCCTCGATCCGGCTGCTGCCTCGGTCGAGGTCGACACCGATGGTCGGATCGTGGCTGGCGCACGCCCACCAGTAGCGGGCGCTCATGCTGCTTCCTTCGCGGCTCGTCGTCGGGCTCTGGTGGCCTGCATGCCGCGGCGGCCGTTCTCGCGGCGCGCGAGGGCTCTGCAGTCCTCGCAGACCTTCTTTCCGGCCTCGACGAGTTCGCCGCAGGGGCAACGTTTCGGGATGAGTCGTGTGGCGTGAGGCTCCCGATGGTGACCAGTGGCCGTGTGACACATCTGGTCGACGCGGGCATGGCAGGTCGGGCAGGCGATCATGCGTGCCACGTCGCGGGGGGTGAGCTCGCGTGTCTCTTTAGTGGGTTCAGCAGACTCAACGCCAGGAATCGCTACCTTGGTCATGCCGCGCTGGACCCACTCGACATCAGCCATCGAGGCGCTCCCAGATCAGCAGGGCGCAGCCGAATGGGGGCCGGTCACCCTTGGGGCCAGGTGTCCAGCTGGGCCGAATGAATCGCATGCGCCCTGGAAGGAACTCGACGCGTAGCGGAGAATCTGGACGGTCGCGGAATGGCTCGACGTGCTCCTGCCACCACTTCTGCTCGACACGGTTCGCAGGCAGCAGCATCACGATCAGGCTGGGACGTTTGTCGTCGGTGCGACGCCACTCCCGCCACGCCTTGCGCACCCACGCTCCGCAGTCCGAGTACGGCGGGTTGCACCACACGCGCCTGCCGGACCAGAACTGAGCGAGACCATCGACCTCGCGACCGAAATAGCGCGGAGCCTTCGCGTTGTGCTCGGCAGCGGCAACGTCGAGGTCGAAGGCCCCGAAGCGGTCCTCGAGCTTGGCGATGAACTCCGGGTCGGTGCCCCGGTCGTCCACCTCGTCGGCAGCCCCGCGCTTGGCTGTTTGCTGGGGATGGTTCGCGGCCTTGAACCCAGCGAGCGTCATCGACAGAACCGCCCGAGCTCGTCGCGCTTCGCGGGCCGGCGGACCCGTGCACGGGCCTTGAGGTCAGCGAGGCACGTCGGTCGCTTTGCCCGGACGAGCCAGGTGCGGCCTTCGGCGTTGACCCACCACTCGCCGGTCTTCGGGCCCTTGTCCCAGATCTCGCCCTTGACGTCGCGGCCGATGGAGGTGCGGAAGTCGATCGTGTCGCCGATGTTGAAGGTGGTGGTGCGGCCGTCGTTGAGCCAGGGGGAGAGCCAGCCGCAGGAGTAGGCGATCGTGGTGCTCATGCGATGCTCCCGGGTGCGCGGCGGGGCATGACGAGGAAAGCGGCGGTTTCGTCGCCGGCTGGTCGGATGACGACGGCTCCGTCGACGCCGGACTTGCCGCCGGGTTTCGGGAGGCCGATCTCGACCTTGGAGCCGGCAGCGGTGATGGCCTGGCCGAAGAGGATGGCGTTCATGCCGAACTCCACGCGGGCCGTGTCGCCGCCGGGGACGGCTTCGATGACCTCTTCGCCACCACCGGTGTAGTCGGAGGAGGCGAGGACGACTTCGCCGGCGTCGGGGTCGATGGTGACGCCGATGAGCCGGTTGTCCTTGTCGGCGGACATGGCACCGGAGCGCTTGACGGCGCTCGCCATGAGGGCTCCGTCGACTTCGACGGTCTGCTTGATCCGGCTGACCTGGGTGGCGAGGACCTTGCGCCAGGAACCGCGGAGGTAGGGGACGGTGTAGCAGCGCATCGTGACGGTGCGCGCCCCGTCCTCGAGTCCGAGGGTGCCCTCGTTGTGGCCGATGGTGATGGTGTCGCGCATGCCCTTGACGGCGGCGTTGAGGCGGTTGCCGGGGACGGTGGCGTCGAGGGGTCCGTCTTCGGCCCAGCTGCATGATGCGACGTGGACGGCGCGGCCTTCGTCGTCGGCGCCGACGAGGGTGAGGGTGTTGGTGGAGTCGTCGCCGCGGTCGGTGTCGAGGTGGATGCCGGCGACGTCCTCCTTGTCTTCGGAGACGGGTCCGACGACCTTGGTGATGAGGTCAGTGAGCGCGTCGGCGTCGATGTGGCCGACGGTGGGTGGGAAGTCAGGCAGGTTCGGGTAGTCGGCCATGCTCATGGTCTGGGCGGTGTACGACGACCGGCCGCAGGTGATCGCGAGGCGGCGGCCGTCGAGGGCGATATCGACGTCGGTGCCGTTCATCTGGCTGACAACCATGGCGAGGAAGGGTCCGGAGACGAGGACCTCGCCGTCGCCGAGGCCGGCGACCTCGAGGCGGGCGGTGTGCCCGGTCTCGTAGTCGAACGCGGACAGGGTGAGCTGGTTGCCGTCGACGTGGACCTTGATGCCGGAGAGGACTGCGTTGGCGGGCCGCTTGGGGAGCGCGGAGGCGACCCAGGTGAGGGCGTCTGCGAGGGGCTTTCGGGGTGCACGGAACTTCATGTGAATCTCCTGAGGTGGTTAGGCGGCGCGGCCGTTGAGGGCGACGGCGGCTCTCTTGCCGAGGTGGTGGGCGACGTTGACGGCGACGGCGTTCCCGGCTTGCATTTGCTGCTCACCCTTGTTGCCGTGGATGACGTAGGAGGCCCAGAACCGTTGGGCGTTGGCTGCTTCGCGGGGGTTGAGCATCCGGAAGTAGCAGTCCTCGACAGCCAGCTGCTCGACGGCGAGGACGCCGTGCTGGTCGTGGGTGGCGACCGTGGACAGGGCGTCGGTGTGGGATCGGTAGGGCTTGGAGCCCTTCCGGTAGGGGATGACGAGCGTCGGGGCACCTTGGGCGACCGCGGCCGCGAGGGGGTCGCTGATGGGTTTCACGGCGTGCTCGTCCCGGAGGCGGCCGCCGTACTGCTTGGCGATGAAGGCCCCTGGCGGCACGGTCAGGCCGTGGTGGAATCCACCTGCGGAGAAGGTCTGCGTGGGCTCGGAGACGGGGATCGTCTTGCCGTTGCGGCGCAGCATCGTGACGAACGGCTCAGCCATCACCAGGCCCTCACCGCGCTTCGTGGTGCCCGAAGGCATCGGCCGCAGGTCGGGGTCGAAGTGGCGGCCGTGTCCGTCGTGGTTGACGGACATGACGAACTTCTCGGACATTGCGATCCCGTTCTGGATCGCGGTCACCTGAGCCGGGGTCGGCGACTCACCGATGGGCCAGGCGCGCAGGTAGTTCTCCGGCAGCTTCGTCTTCCCGCGGCCGGTCGCGGTGGCGGCGGAGGCACGGTCCCAGACGTTGCCGCCGGCGGCGATAAGCGCCGGGTCGCCAATGAGCCGCAGGCCGTGCTCGATGCGGCGCATCGTGGCTGCGCCGAGCTTGCGCATGCCGAGGGACTCGCGGTCCCCGATGCGGGTCCCGAGGTCGGTCCAGTCGATCGCCACCGAGGCGGGTGCGACGTAGGGCTCGACGGGACCGTGGTCGGCCTCGGGGCAGATGTAGAGGTACTGGACGCCGTACTTCCCGACCGGCTGTCCGAGGATCTGCCGGGTGCGGGGCTTCCACCACTGCACCGATTCGACGTCGTGGCCGCACTTCTCGCACCACGCCGGCGGCCGCACCGCGAAGTCCGGCACGGGCACGTCGTTGCGCGAGATCCCGAAGTAGATCCGGTCGCGCCACTGGGGCGCCGGCGCGTTGTGCTCGTCGTGGACGTGGGCCGCGGAGACGCAGATGATCTGCACGGTGTAGCCGAGCGTTGTCCAGCCGTGCAGCCACGTGGGGAGCAGATGCCAGTCGGCGGCCTCAGCGACGTTCTCCACTAGCACCATCGGCGGGTTGTGGACTTCGGCGTAGCGGAGGACCTCCCAGAACGTGACCCGGGTCCGCTCGAACGCCTCCGATGGGACGTGGCCGTACTCCTCCCACAGCGACGTCTGATCCGGTGCACGACGGCGTTTCCGGCCGCCGGCGGGTGAGAGCTCGGTGCAGATCGGCGAAGCCCACAGCAGATCGGCTGAGGGCAGGTAGCGGACGTCGACCTGCTGAAGGTCGGCGCACAGGTGCTCGGTGTTGGGGTGGTTGGCCGAGTGGGTCTCGATCGCGCGCGCCCAGTGGTTGGCGGCGACCTTGATCTCGAACCCGGCCTCGGTGAGCCCCGAGGACGATCCGCCCATCCCGCAGAAGTAGTCGACGGCGGTCAGCATGCGGCGACCGCCAGGTCGACGATGGCGCCGCGGTTGCCGATGGTGGAGAGCTCGGGGCGTGCGTTGAGGAGGACGGTGGCACGCCAGCCGTAGATGGGAACGAGAACGGCCCCAGCGTTGTCTGCGTCCGGGGCCGTGCTGATGGTGACGGGTGTGGTCACGGGGTGTGTCCTTCGATGGAAAGCCAGAGCCCGGGTGGTTGCCCGGGCTCCGGTGGGTGGATCTCGATGGCGACTCGTGGGACGTGGTCCGATGAGTCGTCTGGGAGGACGTGTTCGGCGACGAGTGCGTCGAGGACGGCCTTGAGGGTGGGGGCGGGGCCGTCGGCGTCTCTGCGGCGTCGGTCGGGGACGCGGTAGTGCAGGGTGATCTCGGCCCGCTGGACGGTGGGGAGCCGTGCGGCTCGGATCGCCCACTGTGCCTGTTCCTTGGCGGCCTGGAAGTCGCGGTGCTGCTGGCGCCAGTGCCGGCGGTCGTTCTGTGCGAGCGGCGGCTTCACCCAGGGGAGCTGGACGATCACGGTCGTCCGGACTCCGCGAGGTCGTCGTTGATGCGCTGGAACGTATGGCAGCCGCACTGGCATTGGACGATGTCGTCGTTGGCCTCGTCGAGGGCGTCGCCGTCGCAGTTGCGGCACTTCTCCTGGGCGCACTCGGGACTGATGGGCTCGCTCACTGGTCGCCCCTGATCGCTTCCGCAACCAGTGCGGCGGCTCGGTCTGAGAGCCAGCTGTGGACGTGGATTTCGTTCGCGTCATCGAACGTGGGCAGGTCCCGCGCAGCCTCAAGCATCGCCTCGACCTTCGCCTCAGCGACAGCGCGAGCCTTGTCGGCCTCGGCGGCAGCGAGGGCGTCGAGCAGAGCGAGCACGCGATCGCCCTGGACGTGCCCCTGGTGGCCCGGACCCCACCAGCGCGCCGCCTCCGTCGCTGACTCGCGCCAGTCGGCCAGGACCTCCTCGGTCAGGGCCGGGGGCTCGGGAGTTCGGGCGTTCACAGCCCGGCTCGGTTCAGGATGGCGGCCTCGTTGGGCTCGGAGTCGTAGACCCCGTCGTGGGTGTCCTCGGCGCGGCGCTCGCAGTAGTCACACATGTCCGCGGCGTCGGGGCAGATGTGCCTCATGACGGGTCACCGGCCTCGACCTGGATCGGGTACGGCGCCGTCATGTCCTCTGGGATCACGATGACCGCCTCCGGGCGCAGCGGCAGGAACGCTGCCTCCGGGATGCGGATCGTGAGCTTCACGACGACGGTGCCACCGCGGGGCTCGGCCGGCTTCTTCTGCGTCAGCGCCACGACCTTGGCGCCACGAACACGGTCGCGGTTGTACCCCCAGTACTCCGACTTCACCTGAGCGTAGAACTCTGCGTCGACGTGGCCGCCGCTCACAGCCGCTCTCCCGTCAGGCGCGCCCGGTCGGCCAGCCCGGTGCTGACGAGCCGGGCAAGGTCCTTCGGTGTCGCGACGTCCTGCTGCGCCACCACCGGCCGCTGAGTGCCATGGTTCTCGGGTTCCAGGAGCGAGAACACGACGTACTCACCGCCGTTGAAACCACGCTGGCCGCCGCGGCCAGGGAAGTTCGCTAGGACGTATCCGACGCGCGCGGTGACACTGCGGCCGGAGTACTTCGCGCAGTCGGTCACGTGGACGTTGGCGCCTCCCTGCGGGCACTCGCAGCCGCTGCCCTTCGGGTCGAACTCCCGAAGCGTGACCGTGTCACCGGCCTGGTAGCCGCGGTCGTTGAGCCGGATCTCGAACGACTTCCGTCGCGTCCAGACAGCCTGGAACACGATCGGCCACGTCTTCAGCTCGTGGTGCGCGCTCACTGCTCGGCCCCGCTGTCGGCCGGGTTGCTGTCGTGCTCGAGCGAGGCGATGACCTGCTCGGCCTCGGAGAAGGTGAGCTCGACGCGTGATTCGATCGGGCGGCCGATGAGGTCGGTGACGTAGGCGAGGGCGTTGTCGCGGTCGGTGATGCCGAGACCGGACATCAGGGCGCCGATCCGCTCGCTCTGCTCCGTGGTGAGGTGGGCAGGCTCAGGCTCATCGACCTGTTCGGGCGCCTGGGCGATCGCCGCGGCGAGCCCCTTCGTCGGCGCCGGCGCGCGCTTGACCTCGACGACCTCGGCCTGGATGAACTCTGTCTCGCGCTCCTCAATGGAGTAGACGCCGTTGAGGACGTCTGGGGCGATGATGCGGCAGATCTCGGCGGTGGCCTTGGCGCGCAGCATCGTCTCGGGGTCAGTCAGGTACTTCTCGTTCCCGATGAGCTTCCCGTTCTTGTTGACGGCGTACTTGCCCGTCTTCGGGTCGATCGTGGGGACGTACCCGGCCTGGATCGCGCGGTCGATGGTCCACTCGGCGGTCTCGATCTTGTTCGAGCCGTGGCGGCGGCCACCCATGATGACCTTCTCCGGCCCTGCCTCAACGGTCCAGGTCTCGTGGCCAGCGGCCTTGACGATCGCGTCCATGGCGCGCGCGTAGAGGCCTGCGTTGCCGTAGACGACGTACACCGCCTTCACCGACTGCATGGGGTTGAGGCCGAGGCTGCCGCCGTAGAGCATGGCGGCGGCGCACTCGTCAGGCTTGCCCTTGAAGTGGTCGGGAACCATGCTCGTGCGGCAGATCTGCTCGGCCAGGCCCTTGGCTGTGGCCATCAGCTCGGCGTACTCACGGATCGCCGCGGCGCCGGCGTTGTAGGACTCGATGGTCCCGACCTGGTTGGGGGCGTACTGCTCGATCTCGGTGCTCATGCTGCTGTCCCTTCGGGGATGGTGAGAGTGATCTGCTCGGCGTCGGTCGCCCAGCGGGGCGGGGCGAGGGTCAGGTGGGTCTCGTCGGCGTAGGCCGGCCAGTGCCCGGTGTCGAGGCACCAGCGGTACGTGGAGAGGGCCTTGGCGGCGAGGGCGGCACCGCGGTCGAGGAACTCCTGCTCGAGCTCGACGACGACGACAGGGTGCGGTTCGGTGGCTTCGACGAACACGAGGGCGTAGGCGGCTATCTCGATGCCGAGGCCTGCGGCGACGGCGAGGTAGTTCGCGGCCGACAGGTCGTAGCCGTAGTCGACGATGTGCTTCGGCAAGACCTTGGGGTCGGCGCTGTGCGACGTCTTCAAGTCGATGCCGATGCCGGTGTTGGTGAGGCGGTCCCAGCGGCAGCGGCGGACCACGTCGAACGTGGGGTCGTGGAAGAACATCGACACCTCGGACCGACCCCGCGCGGTGAACAACGGCCCCGCGATGCGGTGCGTGAACACGGCATCTGCCATGCGCTCGGCCGCGGCCAACTGCTCCGGCTTCAGCACGACCTTCCCCTCGGCTTCAGCCTCGGCGATCGCGGCCTTCACGTCGTTGCGGTTCCGGTTGCCCTCGATCGCGACGTACTCCGCGCCGGCACCGAGGACCATCGCGTGGGCGACGGTGCCGAGGTCCATCGCAGCCGAGGTCTTCGGGTGGGTGCGGGCGTGAAGGAAGTGCGCCGGCGAGCGGAGCAGGTCCTTCATCCCGGACGCGGACAGGGACGTCGGGTCCGAGTGGTAGTCGAGCTCGGGGAGGTCGTCGTACACACCGAGGCGTGCCTCCCCGGCGTCCGGCCGGGATGCCTGCTGTTCGACCCCCACGGCGTCAGCGGCATCATCGGTCGGCGCGGACGCCGGGGAGGGGTCTGGGGCCATGTGGTGCAGGCAGGAGCACGGCTTCCACTCGCCCTGGTTGAGGATCCCGCCGTCGCACTGGGCGTGGATCTCGGGCGGGTTCGACGGGTTGCAGTGCCCTGACAGGTAGGGCCGGGTCATCGTGAACGCCCAAGCGTTAGGTCAAGGATCGCCTCGCGGGCGTCGGCGAACTCCGTGAGTCCGCGCAGCAGCGTCTTGGCGGCCTGCTCCAGTGCCTTGACCTGGTACTCGTTGCTGTTGGCCTCGAGGCCGAGCTGCTCCCCGGCAAGCACGAACCGCAGCGCGGCGGCGGCCGTCTGGGCGCTGATCTGAGCCGTCGACTCCTTCCATGTGAAGGCCTTGATCTTCGTCTGCAGCAGCTGCTCGATCCGGTCGAACGCCTGGAGCTTCTCGTCCTGTTCGGGCGTGAGGGCCTTCCTGCCCTCGTAGGCGGCTCGGGCGTCGGCCTCGTCCTTGGCGACTTGGCGTGCCTTCTCCAACGCGGCTCGGTGCACCTGTGCATCGCTCGCAGCGCGGAGCGTGTCCAGACGGGCCATGATCGACCGGACGGCCTGCCAGGACGGCACGACGTGCGGCCGGGTCTCGGCCTTCACGATGACCTGCATGCGGGTCTTCGACTTGCCCGGGTACAGCAGGCCCCAGCCGTGCGGGATCTCCTCCTTCGGCACCACCTCAGGGCCTGGCGCGACGATCCACCACTGGTGGCAGTTGTCGGCCCAGAAGTCCGCCTTCCCGGCCAGGTCGAGCTCGCGACGCCAGTCGGCCCGCGACACCTTCAGCTCGTGGCCGACGAGCAGCCTCCCCGACGTCGACGTGAACCCGACGTAGAGTGCGTCAGCGCGTGACCCAGCCCCAGTGCCGCCGTTCTGGCCGCACTCGGGGATGAACACGCCGCCCGGCAGCGGTCCAGGCTTGATGTAGTGGCGGCGGAGCAGCTCGAGGAGTGTCTTCGTCTCGGTCGCGCTCATCGCGGCTTCCCGAGTTCGTAGGTGACGTCCTCAAACCACAGCGAGATCAGGTAGGCGACGGCCGCCTGCTTGTGCTCATGCTTCGGCTCCCACGACCCTTGGATCACCTTGAGGTGGCGGAGTGCAGCCTCAGGTTCGATGCCGTTCTTGGGCGTCCACTTCGCACCCTTGAGTCCATAGAAGAACCAGTCCTGCTGGACCTTCACCCAGCGGTTGTGGTCGCGCTTGAACTCCTCAGGGATCTCGGACATCAGTGGCATGAGCTTCAGCGCCGTTGTGCCGAAGGCCATCTCGAGGTCGGACACATCAGCTGGCTTCCGCCAGGGCGTAGCGGCGCTCATGACTGCCCCCATGCGTCGAGGTCGCGGCGGAAGGTCGCGGTCTCGCGCTCGATGAGGGCGGCACCGAAGCTGGCGAGGTCAGGGGTCGGGAGGACGATCAGCCCGGCCTGGTGTGCGGCAGCCAGGTCGAACGCCTCCTGCACGTGCCTCTCCCACGCCCGCTCGGCGGCGCGCTCACGCTGTGCGACCCAGGCCGCCCAGACCAGCACGACACCCAAGAGCAGGAAGACGAGGCCGGCGAGCAGCAGGTGGTCGCCGTGGGTCAGGTGGCCGGTCATCGGACAGCCGCCAGACCGTGGCGCACGATCGCCGTGTCGCGAACGAGCGTCTTCATGTCGAGAGTGCTGGCGACGTCCTCGTCGTCGAGGACCCGAGTGAGGTTGCCCAGGGCGTCGTCACGCTCGCGCTTCATGATGCACAGCGCGACCTCATGGGCCGCCAACTGGTTGTGGGCCCGCTGCAGCCTGCGGTGCTGAACATCGAGCGTCAGGAGGCGGGTGTGGCTCAGCCGCCTGGCATCCTTCAGCTCGACGCGGGTGATCCGCAGGTCGTCGACCTTGAGGAACAGCAGCCAGCCGAGCCAGCCACAGCCGGCGAGCGCGAAGGTGAGCAGGATGGCGAGAACGTGGAGCGCAGTGGAGTCGTTCATGGTGAGCCTCTCGTGGGGGCGTAGGAGGGCACGAAGGCCGGCCACCCGGACACTGGGTGACCGGCCCTCGTGCCGGTGTTGCCCCACCCCCCGGCGTGGGCGCTGTGCGGCGATGGGAGGGACCGCTTCGGGAGCGCGCCGAGGGGTGGGAGTCAGGAGGCGAGCCGGTAGTACGGCTCGGGACGGCCGGCGTTCTTGCCGGACACGTCGTCGGAACGTTCGATTCCGGCCTCGACGAGGAGACCGGTGACCTTCGCGCGGCGCACCAACGTGCCGTGGTGCTTCGGCGGGATCGCCTTGAGCAGAGGCCTCAGGTCTGACATGTGGACCGTCCCGTCGGGCCGCTTCACCTTGCGGGCCGCCCGCTCGAAGATCCCGAACTCGCCGCCCTGGTCCGCCAGGATCTGCCGCTCGATGACGGCAAGGTCGCATGACGGGCAGCGACCCGACGGTGCATCCAACGCGATCGGCAGCACCGCGGCACGGCAGCCGGGGCAGACCGACAGCCTGGTCACTATCGCCCGCCGGGTGCTTCGCGCATCAGGCGGTCGATGCCGAGGTCGTAGTCGTCAGGCTGGTCCTCCCACGGCAGCCGCTTCGGACGCTGCCGGGTGCGTTCCGGCTCAGCGCGCTTGACCACGATCGCGGACCCGAGTGGTAGCGGCCGGTCGTCGATGAGGACGCCGCAGGTGGGGCAACGCCAGCAGGAGCAATCGAGGTAGCGCGCTTCGATGGTGACGGCTCCCCCATCGTGGATCGTGCGGCACCACTTGCACATCACCGGCCACGCCATGCCCTGAGACGGAGAAGCGGCCGGTCCCGTGGGATCCGGCCGCTTCGGCTGCTGTGCTGTCCGTGCTCTGGCTTGAACCTGTCGGAGCGCGAAGTCTTGCCGCTCGCCCCTCTGGCCCTTGCCCTTCCGCTTTCGGCGCTCGGCCGCGCTCATGAGCGCGCCCAGTCGTGCTTGCGGGGGTCGTGGGCGACAGCAACGTGGCGAGGAACGCGCGCGCCGAGTGGGGTCGCCCGCACGAGGCGGTCCCACCAGTCGAAGTCCGTGACCGGCAGTTCGCCGGACGCCTGCCAGGCGCGGACGACGGCCCGGATGCGCGAGCGGGTCGGCTGGTAGCCGGCGCGCTTGAGGGCGCACGCTGCACAGTCGAAGACTGCGACGGATACGAGGCCTCCGGTGGGCTGGGGCAGCGCCTGAGCGCCGGGCGGTCTCACGCGGACCTCAGGCTGTCGGCCCAGGCTTGGAGGTCGGCGACGGCGTACAGCGTCTTGCCCGTTGCGCGGCCCTTGTCGTTGATGCGGGTGTTCTTCGCCTTGAGGCGGCCTGCGGCCTGCTCGAGCTTGACCATCTCGATGCTGATGCCGAGCATCTGGGCGGCCGTCTTGCGGTCGACGAGGATCGGCGTCGTCATGCCGCAGCCTTCTGTGCCAGGTGGTCCCCGATCGCGACCGCGACGACCTGAACCCAGGTCGCGCTCGGCGTGATGTGACCTCGCTCGGCACGCGAGAGGTAGGACGGGCTGATCCCGGCCATGTCGGCGACTTGCTCGATGGTGAGGTCGGCCGCGGTCCGGAGCGCCTTGAGGGCTAGTCCCAACCCTTGGCTGCCGGTGTTCGTCATGGGAAAGACCGTACTCATTCCTTCCCATCTGTGACAACCACAACGCGCAGAAAATCACAAGATCATTCCCGACTACGTGACAAATGGGAAAGAAGCCGCCACATTAGTGCCATGGATGCGAGCGAACGTAGGGCGTGGGGGCCTCTGCTTCGAGAGGCCCGACGGGCGCAACGGCTCAGCCTTGAGGCCGTCGAGGAAGCCTCGGGAGTGAGCCGTCGCACGATCAGCGACATCGAGCGCCAGAAGGTGGTCGGCCAGGAGGACAAGCTCCGGGCCATCATGCGGACCCTCGGCATCGAGCCCGAGGCCGAAGACTCAGAGGTCGAGGCATTCCTTGCGCTGCTGCGGCCACTGCTCGGCCGCCTGAGCGCCGACGAACGTGCCGAGGTGATGCCAGCGATCGTTCACATGGTGGCCGAGCGCCTGCGCCCCCGTGACGAGCTCGCTGACCGTCGCGAGCGCCGAGAAGCGTCGGGCCCGCCTCCTACGGTCGCTGACGAAGACCTGATCGGGCTTCCGTCCGTCGCCGAACCGCTGCGCGATGACGTCGAGGGAGATACGGAACCGCTTGACCCATGAGCAGCCCCTACGCCGTCCTGGCTGAGATGCCGGAGGTGCGGCTCCACTGGACGTCGAACGCGGAGGTGCTTCAAGGTCGGCAGGCTCGATGGTTCCCGAGCAAGCGGGTCATCGCAATCGATGCGCGGATCCGCCGGCTGAAGTCGCGGTGCAGCCTCGCACACGAGCTCGCACACATCGTTGCTGAGGACGCCTGTGGCAGCGAAGGTGGCCTCTACGACTACCGACGCGAGCTTCAGGCCGACGAGTGGGCTGCGCGCCTACTGCTCGACGACCTGGCGCTCCTCGCTCGAACGCTCGTGACGACCACGACCGACGGGCATGCCGCCCACGAGCTCAACGTCACGCTGGCGCTCTATCAGACCCGGCTGGACACCCTCAGCGACGAAGAGCGTGAGCAGATCAACCACCATGTCCGCGAGCACCGGGACTGCTGGGGCGCCTAGCTGAGTTGCAGGCGCTCACCGACGAGTGCCAGCGCCGCGGCGGCCCGCTCGGTCCGGACGTGGAGGTAGCCCTTGGTCGACGCCTGCGAGGAGTGGCCCATGATCGCCTCGATCACGACTGGTTCGACGCCGCACTCGAGCAGCAGCGTCGCGGTGGTGTGGCGCGCCTCGTGGATCGTGTAGAAGCGGCCGGCGGGGTGATGGATGCCTGCGGCCTGCTGAAGCGCGTACCACTCCTCGTTGTCGATCTTGTCGATCGTCGGCCGGCCGTTAAGGTTCGGCCACACCAGCCCGTGCGGGTTGGTCTCGAGGATCACCGTGGACTCTTCGCGCCAGCGCAGCAGTGCATCCCGCATCACCGGAACCATGGGGATCACACGGTGGCCTGCGCGCGACTTCGGGCGAGTGAGGTGCAGCGCGCCGACGAGCTGGCGCACCTCGTAGCCGTCGGGGATCCGGAAGCCGGAGTCGCGGTCACGGGTGACGTTGTAGGGGAGCGCCTGCAGCTGCCAGGAGACGGCGATCGTGTTGCGGTCGAAGTCGACCTGCTCCCAGCAGAGGCCGAGGCACTCGGCCTGCCGCATGCCTTGCAGTAGTGCGGCCAGCCAGCGGGAACCGTGGTGCAGCGTGCCGGCCCACGGCAGTAGGGCGATCGCCTCGTCGACCTTCATCGAGTCGCGATCGTTGGCGGCCGCGACCGGGCGCTTCGCGGCGAGAACGCGATCGGAGACGGGGTGTCCTTCGTCGCGCGCGGCCTTGAGAAGGACGACGAGGACGGCGTGGGTGCGCAGCATCGTGGATGACGAGCGGCCCTTCTTCCGCTGTGCCGTCGCTACGGCGCGCATGTCGGCCGGCTCGAGCTCGCCGAACCGCTTGTGTCCGATCGTGGGGATGATCCAGTTACGGACGGCACCGGACTCGGCGAGGTAGGTCTTGGGCCGCGAGGTGGTGGCGCGGATGGCGAGCCACTCGTTGGCCCACTCCCTCACCGTGGTGCGCGAGGAGACGTTGACCGAGGCGCCGGCCTCGAGCTGGGCCTTGCGGTCGCGGAGCTTGCGCTTCACCTCGCCGGGCGTCTTCGCGGAGACGGTGATCCGGCGGCGCGCACCGTTCTCGTTGGTGCCGGCCTCGATCGTGGCGATCCAGAGGCCGTCGGAGGCCCGCTGGTAGATGGAGCCGCTTCCGTACATCCGTTTACCCACATATCCGACTGTAGCCATCGCTGTAGCCATTGTCATATCCGGTCGTAACCGCTGTGACCTGCGTATACCTGCTCGATTGAGGGTTAATCACGGTGCTACACGGCCTACCTTATCACTCGTAATGAGCAGGTCGTCAGTTCGATTCTGACAGGCGGCTCCCGAGATTCACGGTCAGTTCGCCACTCCGCGAGGGGTGGCGAACTGCGTTTCAGGGCTCACCTGTAGCCATTACTGTAGCCACTCCTCCCATCGAAGTGTCGGAGGCTGCGCGCACCATCGGAGCATGAGCACGACGATTCTCGGGCACAAGTTCCCCGACATCCCGGAAGGCTTCCGCGGCTGCGTCACGAGTCTTGACGGCAAGGCCCGCGTGCACGTCGGCCCTCGCCGCGAGGAAGACCCGCTGCTCGCCGCTCAGCGACGTGCTGGCGAAGAGGACCAGACCCAGCCCGGGTGGGATGCCCTGTGATCTCCATCCGCGACCGCATGACCCTGGTCCTGGCCGACTCACCCTTCGCCTCTCCTGGCCGGAAGGTGTCGGCGATGCACTGGCAGCTCGGCTACAGCGAGACGGTGTTCTGGTCGCGCGTCAACCACCTGATCGACACCCCCGAGGCGGAGGCTGCGATGCCCGCTCAGGTGCGCCGCCTCAAGGCCCTGCGCGAGGCGCGTCGGGCGGCACGTGCCCGCGTCGCGTGAATCGAACACCTGTTCTAATCTAGGTGGGTGCAGCCATGGGAGGTCAGCCAGCAACGTGCCGCAGATGAGCGCGAGCGGCTGACCCGGACGAAGCTGACTCGTGAGCTGTTCGTGTGGGTGTCGATCCCGCTGCTCGACCGCCGGCGCCGCTGGGTCCCCGGCGTGCTATCCGAAGTCCGGCGCACCGAGCGCGGCTGGATCGGGCTGGTGGCCTACGTCGTCGAGCACTACAACGACGGGTCGCCCCACGGCCGCCGGTCAGAGTGGCGCTCACACATCTCGCGCGAGTGGGCCGACGCGCGCCGGATCCGCGTCATCGACCCGCAGCCGGAGCGGCCGAGGGCCTAGTCAGCCCTGACGGTTCTGCTCGACTGCGTCGAGTCGCTTCTCGAGCCGGGCGAACGCGTCGCACATCCAGCCGAGCTGTTGGCTGATGGTGGTGAGCAGAGCGACGGTCTGCTCACCCTGGTTCAGCCCCTCGAGGTCGCGCTTGGTGTCGCGGCGCTCGCGGAAGTTCTGAGTGAGCTTCTCGTCCAGTCCGCGGTTGAAGGCCATGCCTTGGATCGTATGTCTGGTCGGCTGTGCTGGCTATGAAATGCGGCAACGAGGGCCCGCCGGCGAACCGGCGGGCCCTCGGGCTTGCTGCCCCAGTGGCAGCGTGGTCGACCTACTCGGCCGAGGTCTTCCGCTTGTTCGGGACGGCGTACACCGCTCCGGTGGTGCCCAGGACGGCGACAGCAACGCCACACCACTCGGCGGGCGTGATGTGCCCGTCTGCGAGGGCGGTGCCGGCGGCGGCCGCGCCGGCGGCAAGGAACGCCGCAACGGCCTTGAGGTAGGGAGCGAGCTTGTTCATGGGTCAGCCCTTCCTGATCGTGATGGGGACGGCGATGAGCGGGTGGTCGGTGTGGCCGGTCTCGATGACGCGGCGCCCGAGGGAGACATGCACGCGCCGGCGGAACGGCGCGAGGACGGCGATCTGCATGACACCAGGGACCGGGTGCACGGTCTGCTGGCCCTGGCCGTAGACGACGGTGCGGCCGTTGTTGAGGTCGCCCATGTGCACGACGACGTCGCCGGCGAGGCGCCGGCGCCACACCAGGTGGCGGTCCTTCGCGAAGTGCGTCGACCAGCGCGCGAGCCGCGAGCTGCGGCCGGATGTGGGGCCGTTGAACGCCTCGTGGTCCATGTGCGTGAACAGGCCCGAGACGGTGATGCCTGTGGGGACGTGCCGGACCCTCATGAAGACGGTCTTGCGTGGCGGGTCGAACCCGGCCTGGCCGGCGGTGCGAGAGAGCACCTTGCCGGCGAGCACCGTCCAGTCGGCCGAGAACACCACTGGCGTCTCGGTGTTGCCGCCGATGCGCTGGGTGCCGATGCGTCGCCACAGCTTGCGGCTGACCGGGTTGTCGATCTCGCAGCCGGCCGCGATGTAGGTGCCGACGAGCATCCCGCCGAACAGCGCGATGTCCTCGGCCTTCTGGGTCTCGGTCATGTCGTGGCGGATGTTCGCGAGTGCTGCGTGCACGGTGAGTGTGGTCATGACTCGGGCTCCGCGTCTCCGATGTAGTGCCCCATCGAGCGGATGCCGAGGGGGTTGCGCGGCTTGTCGCCGTGCTTCTCGTTCGCGGGGCCCTGCGGCTGGAACTGGAAGTCGATCGGCAGGCCGGTCGTGCTGGTCAGGTACTGGCCGATGGCGAGTCCCAGGAACCGCACGCCCTCGATGCCGACCGCCGCGACCATGGCGGCGTACTCCTCGTCGCGCATGATGTGGCGCACGTCGACGTCGCGAGTGCCTGCCGACTTCTCGCCGGTCATCGAGCTCCCTACGAGGTACGGCCCGAAGCCGGGGAACTCCTGGCGAAGCGGCCAGCACGCGGTGTCGAGCAGGAACGTCTGGCGCGGTGACAGCGACATGCTCATCCGTGACGCCTCCGGTTCCAGACGATGTGAGGCACGAACCAGGTCACGGCCGGCGTGAAGATCGCGAGGAACAGCCACACGGGCAGCAGGCAGATGAACCGCGAGAACGGGTAGCCCTCCTCGCCCTGCGCGAGCTCGCGCGCCTGGTAGGCGACGACCGGAACCCACACCGCGGTGGCGATCGCGGCGTGCTTCTGGCCGGTGGTCACGACGAGGCCTTGCCGTTCAGCACCTCGAGCGCGGCCTTGGCCTTCTTCGCCGCGGCAGGGTGGGCGGTGTCAGCGGCGACCTTCTTGAGGTGGCCCTTCGCGGCCTTGATCCCTGGGTGCACCCACGGCTTCGGAGGCGCGGGCGGGGCGGGCGGCAGCGGGATCGGTACGCCGTCGCAGGTGTCCGACCAGCCGGCGTAGTCCAGGCCCCAGTGCTTCTCGGGCCAGTCCAGCGGGACCGTCGCGATCACGCCGCGGCCGCCGGCGTCCGTGGAGCGGATCATGCCGTTGCCCAGCGAGACCGCACGGTGGCCGTTGTCCTTGCTGCCGCCGAGGTATGACACGGGGGTGCCTCGCGGCGGGTTCCGGTCGCCGGGGTGCTTCGCCGTGGCGGGCTCGGACTTCCACCCGTCCTCAGCGTCCGCGGCGCCGTCGTGGTCGAAGTCGCCCACCGAGGGCACGCCGAAGATGCTCCGGGTCCACGCCTGGCAGCCGTCAGGGATGTTCGTGGTGGCAGCCTCAGCGCGCTGGGCGGCCTGCTCGCGGTCGTAGACCATGACCTGCTCCTCTGTTGAGTTGTGAAGGCCGCGCGGTTATTCGCGCGGAATGAAGCTCAGTGCTTGTGGTGACCGGGCGCGTTGCCGCTGTTGCCGGGTGCCGGCTTGCCGTTCGGCAGGGTCGGCGCTGGGGCCGGAGCCGGCGCCGCTGCTGGCGGGGCCGCCGCGTGCCCGGGGTGCTTGTGGGTGCCGCCGCTCGAGCTCGCTGGCGGCGACGTGATGGACGGCGAGGCGTGTGCGAGGCGGGGAGCCCGCACGAACCTCGTGGGGATCGGGATCCCGTTGCTGCGCAGGTATCGGAGCAGCTGACGCTGCGACGTCACGATGTGGTTGTACTTGCCGAGCAGGTCGGAGTACTTGCCCAGCAGGTTGGTCTCGAAGGCGAGCGTCTGCTGGCGCTCGATCGCATCAGCGGCGTCGCGTTCGGCCTGGTCGTGCTGTTGGTCCTTGATCTGCTGGACGAGGACGCCGTTCTGGCTGATGGCGGCGGCGGCCTGCCGGTTGGCGTCGTGGGCGTTGAAGGTGCTCTTGACGCCTACGAAGACGACGAAGGCGACGAGCACGATGTAGGCGACCGTGCCGAGCCGGCGCATACGTGGGTTCATGGAGTGACCTCCGGTGGGACGGGGATTCCGTTCGCCGCGAGCGTGCGGCGCAGGTTGAAGTTGTCCGCCTCGTACTTCACGAGCTGGGATCGCAGCGACTCGATCTCGGCCTCGGCTGCGTCAAGGCGTTGGCCTTGCTTCTTCACGAGCTTCTCGAGCTGGGAGATCGTCACGTCGCGGCGCTTCGCAAGCGCGGGGATGACGACCACGAGCATGGCTGCGATGCCGCTGATGACCGTGCTGATCTCGCCACCACTCACCATCCCCTCCTTCTGGTTCACTTGGTCTGAAGCTGGGGGTGGGCGCGTGAGCCCTCACGTTGCGTCACGCGGCTTCGTAGGTGCCGGAGATGATGACCACAGCAGTGCTCAACGAGGCGGTCTTGAAGGCGCCCTTCGTCAGATCGGTCTGGTGAACCTGGCAAGCCAGTGCGGCAACGTTGGAGGCGTCGACACAGGCGAATGCGGCGCCGTTGTCGGGCGCGGCGACCGGCAATGAGAAGTTGAACCCGGAGTTTGCGGTGAACGACGGCGAACTGCTGAAGGTGATTCGGAACATGACGGTCTTGCCGACCTGCTTGAACCTCGCGTCCTGAACAGACGTCGTGCCGTTCGGCAGCGTGGCAGGGGTCCAGGTCGTCCACGCGGTGACTGCGCTCTCAGCCGGTGCCCAGTTGGCGGCGCCCGCTGTACCTGAGGCGTTCTGCTCGAGCTGGCCGGTGGTGATGTTGAAGATGATCCGGCCGGCCCACAGATCGGGTGCGACGAGCGCGTTGCGGGCCGTGGTGGTCATGGCCGCGATGCCGGGGCGGCCGTCGACCCAGTTGGCGAGCGCCTGCAGGTCTCCAGGGACGTTGTCAGGGTCGGTGGCGGCCGGGAATGGGACGCCCTTCGTAGTGGTGCTCATGGGGTGGTTCCTCCTTCAGGGGCGTGGACAGAGCGGTCGGCGTAGGTGGGGAACGCCGCGGCGACGGAGGCGTAGGTTCCGCCGTGTGTGGTCGGGTCGTGGAAGTGGGCGTAGGTCGCGTGGGTGACGATCTGGGCCGCGAGCACGATCCCGACGGGCTTCTGGGTGGTCGCGGCGGCGAGGATGTCGGCGACCGTCACGCCGGCTGGCACATCGGCCGAGAAGACGGTGATGGTGGCGTGCCAGGGGGAGGTGTCGCGCTCCGCGATCGCGAACCGCTTCTCGCCGACCAGCAGGGCTGCGACGGCGGCCTGCATCGCGCCGATGGTGCCGCGGCGCCACGCCGGCCGCTGCTGCAGGAAGGCGCGGGCCTGCTCGAGCGTGTAGTCGGCCGGGACGGGCGCTCCGATCGCCTCGCCTAGCCACCATGGGTCGGGTGTGGTGTCGACGTCGAACGCGGCCGCCCAGCCGCCTTCGCTCTCCGTGAGGCGTTCGTCGACGTCGACCAGCGGCGAGGCGAGGCCGTCGACGAGGAGCGGCAGGTTCGGGCCCCCGAGCTTCCCGAAGGCGTCGCCCAGGGCGTCCAGGATCCGCTGTGCGACGGCGGAGACCGTCACGAGACAGTCCCGGTGATCGTCGACGGCGACGTGCCGGCGTCCAGAGGGGTCGGGTAGGCAGCTGGCCCGGTCAGGGTGACGTCGACGGTGCCGCCGTTGATCGTGAGCGACGTGAGGGCGGCGACGCCGGGAACGGCGGCGATCACACGGACGGCGTCGAGGATCCGCACGGTGGTGGTGTCGGCCCATGCCTGCGGGTCGGCGGTGCTTGATCCCCACTGGGCGAGCCAGGTGCCCAAGGCGGCGTCGATGGCGGCCTTGACGGTGGTCGTGCTGGATCCGGTCTCGGCGATCGCGGCGTAGACGATCTGGACGCGCTGGTAGTTCGGGTTGGCGACCCGGATGACGAAGTTGACCTCGCGGGCGGCCTCGAGCACGGCTTGGACGGTGGTCTTGACGCCGGCGCTGCAGGCGTGACCGGTGGAGTCGACGAGGAAGACGCTGGCGGTACGTTCGTGGCTGCCGGTGCCGAGGGCGGCGTCCCAGAGGTCGACACCGAGGGCGCGGCCCACGCCGGTGACGGACTCGGCGAGTGCGGCCAGGTCGTCGGCGCGGACACCGCCCGGGCGCAGCGTGGAGGCGTACTCAGCGAAGCGTGTGAGAAACGCGTCGAGGGACTCAGGGTCGACGCCGCCGCTCGATGCGGCTGTGGCGGTCGCGGAGGCGACGAAGGTGGTAGCTGTGACGACGGTGAGGTCACCGGCGGGGACGCCGTTCCCGATGACCCCGGCCTCGGACGCTGTCATGGTCACGGTCACGGTGGTGCTGGTCGCACCTGTGTCGGCGGCAAGGACGAAGGCCACCTCCTCGCCGCCCGAGTTCAGGCCGACGACCGTGAACCCTGCTGGGATGACCGCGCCGGCCGCGGTGAGCGTCAGCGTGACCGGGATCGTGGCTGGGATGCCCTCGAACGCCGGGAAGTTGAACCCGGTCTGCGCGAGGCCCGCGACGGCGAGATCCAGTGCGAGCACTGCGGTCTGCCCTAGGACCGCGACCTCGCGGCCGAGCTCCTCCGCGAGCGCGACCTCGGGTGCACCTTCGACGGGCTCCCACCCGGGGAGACGGGCGGCGAGGCCGTCGAGGATCCGGTCAGTGACGGAGTCCTCGTCGGTGTCGATGGTGGGCGGATCCCAGGTCATCGTTCCTCCTGCCGTTGTTGAGTTGTGGGTCGAGCGTCTTGCTAGACACGGCATGAGAGCCGAAGTGGCTGCGGACGTCTTTACTGACGTGGCAGGCTGTCGCGGGTGAGTTCTGAGGATCGGCTCGGCTATATCGAAGGGCTACGCGGCATCGCGGTCGGCGTGGTGTTGGTGTTCCACGCCAGCATCTGGGCCCGAGTCACAGGAGCGGCCACCGAGCCGCTCGAGGTAGGCGCTCTCGGCGTCGACCTGTTCTTCGTCATCAGCGGCTTCTGCATGGCCTGGCCCGTGCTCGAGCTCGACGGCACCATGCGTCGCCTCGCCCCAGTCTCGTTCTACTGGCGGCGCTTCCGTCGGATCTGGCCGCCCTACGCAGCCGCTGTCGTCGTGATGCTCGCTGCGTCGGCGGCGTACTGGAAGCTCGGCCAGCGCGCCGGGTCGTCTCTCGCTGGCCAGACGCTACTGCCGACGAGCGCGGCACACCTCGGTGGCGACGTGCTCACTCACCTGACGTTCCTCCACGGCTTCATTCCGGCCTACGACCGCTCCATCGACGGAGCGTTCTGGTCGCTGGCGACCGAGGCGCAGTTCTACGTGCTGCTGCCGCTGATCGTGCTGATCGCGCGCCGGCTGGGTCTCCGCGTCGCCGTCGCGAGCATGGTCGCCATTTCGATCGTCTACGTGCTGGCGGCAAGAGTGTTGGACCACGGCTTCGTGTCGTCTCGGCTCGGGCCGGACCTGATCGGGTTCCGGCTGGTCGAGTTCGCTGCCGGTGTTCTGGTGGCGTGGCTTGTGCGCACTGGCCGCGGTCGGATGTGGGGCGTGGCTGTACTGGTGCTGCTGGGGCCGGTCGTGGTGGCGCAGGTGCATGGCCCTGCGTCTGCGAAGCCGTTCGCCGGTGCGCTGGCGTTCGGTTCGTTGGTGCTGTGGGCTGCACGGGCGCCGCTCGGTGCTCGGCTGGCGAACCTGCCGCCGCTCCGGGCGCTGGGGCGGATCTCCTACAGCGCCTACCTCGTTCACGGTGCGGCGTTCATGCTGGTGGCGATCCCGTTCTCGCACCTGCAGATGAGCGAGTGGCAGCGGGTGGCTGTGTTCGGCCTCGTCGGGCTGCCGGTCGCGATCGGGGCCGCGACGCTGCTGCATCGCACGGTGGAGCTGCGGGCGGTGGCCTGGTCGCACCGGCGACCGGCCGCGCGCTCCCGCGAGGCGGTCTCAGAGACGAGCGCCGTAGGGCCCTGAGCCTCCACCACCTGTGCCGTTGACGTTGGCGTCGCAGAGCACAGCCATCTCCTGCAGGGTGATGAACTGGTTGCTGTTCCCCTGGCCACCCGTCGCCGTCGCGGCCGCGTCGGGTTCGCCACCATAGGACGTCGCGCGCACGTAGAGCCGGACGTACTTCACCGTGACCGGTGCGGGCAGCTTCACGTCGTGGATCCACTGCTCGTCCCAGTAGGTCTCACGCTGGCAACCGGTTCCCCAGAAGTCCGCACCATGAATGAACGAGCTCGGGGTCGGCCGTGTAACGGTGGCCTGGGTTGTCCAGGTGGTGCCGTCGTTGCTGGTCTGGATGTCGAAGTCGACCAGGGCCGACATGGATTGCCAGACGCCGCACCACAGCAACACGCGGTCGAGTCGCACACCGCTGGGCCACTGCAGGGTGACCGAGTCGGGGACCGTGGTTCCGACGGCGTAGGCGTCCTGCACGTTCGACCCGCCGCCGCTGTAGGACTGCATCCACTGGCCGTCGCACACGTCGGCCACAGGCGCGGTGGTCGGGCTGCTCGCGGCCGCGATTGTCGAGTAGCTGAGCCATGCGCTGGTGTTGGAGGGCCAGTCGTTGCAGTGGTCGACGGTGACCGAGACCCCTGACGGAATCCGTAGATAGGTCGGGGTCTCGCCGGCGGGGATGGTGACCTTGCCGCTGAGGACCGGCACCGTGGAGGTGTTCCCGAAGCCGTCGACCACGGTCATGGGCGACGTGGTGCCGGTGACGTTAAAGGTGACGCTCGGGCCCGTGCCCCCGTTGGCTGTGGGCATCGCGGACTGGGTCATGACGACAGCGACGCGAGCTCCGCTCGTGCCGTAGATGGAGCCGAGGAACACCTTGTCGCCGATCGGGCCGAACGAGAGTGCGCTCGCGTGGTTCATGCCGAACGTTTCCTCGGCGAGCGTGCGGAACAGCACGACGTAGGGCGCGAAGGTCTCGTCGCGCTCCTCCCACCAGGTGGGGAAGGCCCAGAAGCCGTGCGAGAGGTCGTACCAGACGACGTTGCGCTCGCGGGGGATGCCGAACTGCTCGAGGAGGAGAGTCTGCAGCATGGGCACGCGGCCTCGGCGAGGGTGGTAGACGCCGTAGATGTTGGTCATGACCTGGGTGGATTCGGTCTGCCACACCGGCTTGGATGACAGCCCGTACTTGGCGAGCAGCGCGAAGAAGTCGTTCCAGCTCTTGCGACCGAGGTTGATGTCCCCGTTGGTCTGCGAGTTGTAGGCATGCACGCTGATCTCGTCGCAGTACGCGCCACCGCCGGCCGCGAAGAACGGCTCCACGTAGCCGCCGATGCCCGAGATCGAGACCGGGCACGGGCCGATGGCCTTGGCGCCGGCGTTGCCGGCGTGGACCGCGGCCTGGAACAGCCTCATCTGCTGCGCGGTCTCCGCGTTGGGTGTCGGCTCGTTGGACGGTCCCTCGAAGCGTGTGACGTCGGGGTAGAGCGTCGAGACGACGTTCTTGACGCCGTTGAAGGCGGCCGTTGGGATGCTCGCGGCCGCGGCTGTCGCGAGGGTGCCTCCTGCGAACGCGACAACGATGGCCGAGGCGGCGTTGATCGCTGCTGCAGCGCTGGTCGCTGTGGCCTGGTTGTCGTAGACCTCGGTGCTCGAGGTGGCCGAGTTGGTGACGGTGATCTTGAAGCCCGAGAGGGTGCCGGTGGTAATGGTGACCGTGACGTTGGAGCCGACGATGGTGCCGTCCTTGCAGTAGACGCGCATGCCTCCGATGCTGAGGCTGTCGGTGGATCCATTCGGGAAGGCCAGCCACAGCAGCCGGGTTCGGACGCTGTCGTAGAAGATGTCGCCGCTCGGCACGGTGTAGTAGGTCTTGTAGAGCGCGATGTCGGTCTGGGCCTGCGCGAGAGTCGCGCCTGTGCTGGTGTTGGTGACGTCGCTGATAAGCAGGCGGTGGGTGCCCATGCCGAGGGCTGACTTCGACTGCGGATCGGTGTCATCACCCGGGGAGCTGGCGGCGGTGAAGCCGTGGAAGCGGGAGTCGTTGCGGAGCAAGACGAAGTTCGTCGAGCCGAGGGCGAATCCGAACAGGGCGTCGTTCGTGGTGCCGGTGAGGTAGAGCCGGTACCAGCCGGGCTTCCATCCACCCGCGGGGGCGGTCGGGGTGACGGTGGTGCCCGAGACGGTGCCGCTGCTGACGACGTTGCCGAAGTAGTCACGCACGGAGTAGGCCGTGGGGCCGGTGTTCGCGAGCGTGAAAGAGGGGGCGCTGCCGCCTACGTAGTAGACGCCGTGCGCTGCTGAAGCGGTGACGTGGGCGTAGCCCGAGGGAGTCGGACCCAGTGGGAATGAGGCCATGTCACTGCCACACGTTCAGCATCACGCCGGCGCCGAGGTTGAAGCCGCCGTTGGCCACGGGAGGGTCGACGATGGGGGACTGGCCACCGTTGGCGCCCGTGGTTCCTGTTCCTACGCCTGCACCGCCGGTGCCGCCGCTCGTGCGGAACTGGGCCGCGGGGTCTAGGGACACGGAGAAGCAGTTCAGTGCGACCAGGCCACCGCCGCCGCCTCCGCCACCGGCTGCGTTGCCGCCGGCACCCGGGGCACCGTTGCCGCCCTTGGCAGAGAACACCGCGGTTGACCCGATCACGAGCTTCTTGCAGACGATGAGGATCATGCCGGCACCGCAGCCAGGGCTGCCGCCCTTGTTGGTGCCGTCACCCGCTCCTGCACCGCCGGCCGCGCCAGCCGAGTGGGTGTAGATGCTGCGGTACTGGTTGATGGCCCACCCTGGTGCGGCGAGGAACATGGAGCTGATCGGGCCCCATGCCGCAGCTGAGTAGTTCGACCATGGTGCCGTGCCAGCGGAGTAGTTCGGGGTCGGGTTGCCGGCTGTGTTCGAGCCGGAAGTGCCGCCGACGCCACCGGGGCCGCCGAGGAACGTGGGGTGGTCTGTCGGGTTGGTGGGCGTGGGCGCCGTTGCACCGTTGCCCGTGCCGCCGTTGGAGCCGCCGTATCCGCGCCAGTCCTGGGCGGAGACGAAGGTCTGTGTCAGCGCTGCTCCTGCGGCGGGCGACTCGCCGTCGGCCTTGAGGGTGCCGTTGATCGTGACGGTGCCAGAGGCGACGATCACGAGGCCCATGCCAGGGGTTGCGCCTTGGAGGGTGATGCCAGCGTTGAGCGTGAAGTTGCGGCAGATGAGCACGTTCGGGCCGCCGCCGATGATGGTTGCGACGCTGCCGGCGTAGGACCAGATGCCGCCGAAGTTCCCGAAGACGCCGTTGCGGTAGATGTTGCTGCCTGAGCCGGTGTTCGTGCCGTCGACGACGTAGTCCTGGGCGTAGGCCGGCGGTGGTCCGAGGAAGGGGCCGCCGAAGGGGTTGACGGCGAGCGGGTGGGAGTGATCGGAGCGCGCAACGAACGCCTGAGAGCCGACAGACCCTGCGGAGGTGTCGGGAACGGGTGCCTGCGAAGGAGTCTGGCCGGGCTGCGCGAGCGGCGCCACCTGCGAGGGCTGCAGGTAGCGGCCGTCGAGCTGCGAGAGCGGGAGGTCGTCAGCGGTGATCGTCCAGATGCTCACGCCGTCGGACTCCGCGATGAACCCCTGGTTCGTGAGCGTGAGCGTTCCGGTCGTGGGCCCGCTCGAGCTGTTGAAGTGGTCGCTGCCAGTGAGCGCGAGGTTCAACGTGTTGCCGGCGGTGATGAGCTTTCCCGCGATCCTGCCCTTGCCGCTCGACGCGGCTGGGAGGGTGAGGGTGAAGGATCCACCCGAGGTGTTGCAGGGGACGAGGTCCCACAGAGCGGCGGTGTAGTTCCCCGTCTTCACTGCGGTGCGCGTGAGGGTGCGCGCGTTCCCAGTCCCTGCGATGCCGGCGACCGCCGCATGCATCTCCGAAGAAGGATTGGCCAGGAGGTCAGCACCAGCCGTGTCGAGGCCTCCGCCGACAGCTTGCAGGGCGAGGTCCAGCTGACCGCTGGTGCCGAGCTTCTCAGCGACTTCGGCCTCAAGCGTGGCCTCGGTGATGAGGCGCTTGGAAGCGGGCTGGGTCATCTGGGGTGCTCCTCAGTTGAAGTAGGGAACGCCGTCGGCGTCGCTGACGATGAGGGAGCCGTCGGCTCCGTCGTTGACGTAGGGGACGCCGTCTGTGTCGGGCACGACGGTGCTGATGCCGTAGTCGGCGATGAACGGCACGCCGTCATCGTCGTAGGCGGGGTGGCCGAGGATGGCGTCGAGCGCCGCGTTGGCGAGGTTCTGGATGTTGGTCATGTCGAGCTCTGCCCGTGGCTCCCACTGGCCCACGACGGCGAGCACCTCCGTTTCCTCGAGGTGGTCGAAGACCGGGTCGGGAAGCCCGTACTCAGGTACGGAGCGCCGCTCACCGGGGCGAGTGTTCAGCAGGAGCGCGACCGACTGGGCGACGTCCTGGTTGCTGTCCTGGGTGACCGTCGCGAGACTCTTGGTGCCGACCGTGATCGGGAACGCGAGGTGGGTGGCCACTGGTCCTCCTAGGTGAGCACCCAGGGGAGTTCCTGGGTCCAGATGACGAGGCAGACGTCGCCGACAGCGGCGGTTCCACGGCATGGGCCGACCGGGATCCGCATGTCGCCACCGAGCGGAACAGCCCACACGCCTTCGGCATCAACTCGGGTCACCCGTGCCGTCACCGGGTCTCGGGTGATCTTCGGCGGCACGCCGCGGAGCTGCTGGTGCGGGAACGACGACACAGGAGCCTCCTAGATCCAGAGGGCGGCGTCGGTCCAGCCGCTCCAGGCGGCGTCGGTGAAGACGCCGCAGCCGTAGCCGGTGCCCTTCGCCTGCACGGTGTGTACGCCGTCGCCGAGCGAGATCGCGACGTGGTGGTCGGCGCTGGTCATGATGAACATCAGCGCGCCGCGGGTGTGACGGGCCTCGTCGACGCTGATCGTCTTGCCCGCGTTGCGGCAGGTCGTGAGCTGCGACTCCGACGGCTTCGCGAGCGGCTTCCCAGCGGCAGTGGTGGCTGCCTGGACGAGACCGGAGCAGTCGAAGGACCCGGGTCCGGACTGTCCCCAGACGTAGGGCTTGCCCTGCTGTGCGAGGGCGTACTGCACCATCTTCTCGCGCTGAGCGGTCGCTGCCTTGCCACCCGGGTCCGTCCCCGTCTGGCCCGGGATGTAGCTCGGATCCCCGGAGTCCTTGTCGCGTGCGGTCTGCGTGGAGCCGGCCTGCCGCTTCGGCTCCTTCAACACGTGCGTCTTGCGGACCAGCGTCATCGACCCGCGCGGCGAGCCGAGCAGCTGGCTGATCGTCTCGACCAGCCACAGCCCATCGGCTGGGCCCAGCTGCGACAGGCTGATCGGATGCCCGGGCACGAACGCCGCCACGCGGGCGTCGAAGTAGACAGTCGCCTTCGAGGACAGCTTCGCGTTGTCCAAGTCGAAGTCGATGAACTGCACGCCGCCGGTGTTCTCCTTGAGCTCCGTCGGCTTGAGGGTGGAGGTGAGCCAGTCGTCGCCACCCATCACCAGCCGCTGGCCGTTCGAGAACCGGCGCCAGTTGATCGGTGACGCGACGTCAGATCCGAGGACATCCCAGCTGGTCGACTTCTGGCCGTCGCTCGAGCGGGTGATCGCGGTGTGCACCATGCCCGCGTGAGTGGGGTCGATCAGGTACGGCACCCGTGCCTCGTCGCATAGGGCGACACCGATCCCGCGGCGAGTCCAGTGGCCGGCCTTGAAGGTGCGTGGACTGGTCTGCCGCCGCAGTGCCGCGGCGATAGCGTCCTCGAAGGTGAGTGCGACCTGGTCGCCGGTCTTCGCGATGCCGACGAGCTCGAAGTGCACCGCCCCGGTGAGAAGGTCGACGACGGCCCAGGAGCGGGTGTCCAACGTGGGCGACTGGGTGAGTTTCCTCTTGTGGTCGGCGACGTTGATCGTCAGCGTCGACGCACCGTCGATCGTGAGGCTGAGAGCCGGTGGCCCGACGATCGCACCGTGAAGCTCGAGCGCACGGCCCAGCTGGTCGTTCGTGAGTCGCAGGCCGTTCAGCGCGCCCGTGAGGTCCGCCATGGTGGCGGCCATCAGCGGCCCTTCTTCTTCGTCGCCGGCTGGTTCTTCGTGCTGGCGCTCGACGCCTTCCCCTTGGCACGCCGCCGGGCCTTCGCTGCCGGGCCGGCCACGAGCACGGGCTCGACGTACCGGATCAGGGACAGCGTCAGGAACACCTGCACGGTCTGGCCGTCGATGACGGTGTAGTCCGACACCGAGATCCCGTCGTCGGCGATGACCCACCGCTCGGACGCACGCACGAGGCGGGCGCCGGTGACCTGGAGGATGGCGGGCTCGTCTGTGGTGTTGTTCGGCAGACCCCACGACCAGATGCGGTCCAGTGCGGGCTGGACGTTCGCGTTGACGCCGGGCCGGACAGCGATGCCGTTGAGGATCAGCGGCATCGAGAGGGTGTCCTCGGTGCCGCCGACCCAGCCGAGGGCAGCATCCTGCCGAGGTCGCGCGAGCGACTCCCAGCCTCCGACGCCACCAGTGCGGGTCTCGATGCCATCGGCGGCGAACGTGACACCGCGCCCCGCGGGGTTGACCGGCGTGACGGTGATCGGCATCAGCGACGCGCCGCTCGACGGTCGAAGTCGTTCAGGACGCCCTCGCCCACCTTCTGGCTGTCGAGGTACACCGGAACAACGAGGTTGCGACCGGTGACAGGGTCGATCGTGTCCGTCGAGGGCATCATCGAGCTCGCGTCGACGCTCGGCAGCGACGGCCCACCCGAGGACGGCAGCAGCGTGACGCCGCTGCGGTTCAGCGAGTACACCTTGCCGTTCACCTTGTGGTGGACGGTGCCGCGGCCGCCGCTCGAGAACGTGCCGGAGTGCTGAGCATTCAGGCCCGCGTTGCCCGCGCCGGCAGTCTGCATGCGCAGCAAGATCAGCGGGCTGGCCTTCTTCTGCCCGAGCTGGTCGATCGCCTGGTTGGCCTGGTCGATGCCCTGGCTGACGCCATCGAGCATCGTCTTGACCCCGGCGCCGAACTGGTCGAACGCCTTGCGGGCGCTCTTGATCTTGCCGCCGAGGCCAGGGATCCAGCCGAGGCCCTTCTCCGCTGCCTGAAGGATGCCGTCGAAGCAGTCGAATGCCGCGCTGAGCAGCATCTTGTAGGCCCAGACGCCGTACTTCGCGAGGTAGAGGAACGCCTTCGTGAGGATCTTCAGCGCGGGCACGGCGTTGCGACCGAGGAACGCCACGAGCGGCCGCAGCGCGGCCCACATCGCCTGAACGCCGGTGCGGAACGTCTTCGAGGTCTTGTAGAGGTGCACGAACCACGCGGCGAGCAGGCCGAGGGCGACGACGAGGATGGAGACCGGGTTGGCGCTCATCACCGCGTTGAGGATCACGATCGCGGCCGAGACGACACCGACCGTGGCGGCGAACCCGACGACTTCGCCCTTGTGGGTCTTCATGAAACCGATGACGTCGCTGAGAACGTGGCCGGCGACCTTCAGGACGCCCTCGAACTTCCCGGCGGCGCCGGTGCCGTTCTTGGCGTCGTTGACCCAATGCCGGATCGCGGACTGCAAGGCCGGGATCTTCTTCGACGCCCAGTCGGAGAAGCGTCCGATGAGCTTGTCGATGACCGGCAGCGCGGGCTGGAGCGCCATCCCGACACCGGAGGAGATCGTGCCGGTGAGGTTGCCCCACGCGCCCGCAAGGGTCTTGGAGCCGTTGGTGGCGCCCTGGTAGAACGCACCGCCCTTCGACGTCGCGTCCTGCATGGACTTCACGACATCCTGGAAGCTGATCTTCCCGGCCGCCATCTCCTTGCGGAGCTCGCCCATCGACTTCCCGGTGCGCTTGCTCATGTCGAGCAGCGGGTTGAAGCCGTTGTTGATCATCTGGTTCAGGTCGCCACCCATGAGGTGCCCGACACCCTGGACCTGGGCGAACACGAGCGCCAGCCCGTTCATCTTCTGCTGGTTGCCCATGGCGATGTCGCCGAGCATCTTCATGTCCGGCAGCACGTCCTTCGTGCTGATGCCGAAGGTCAGCATCTGCTCGGCGGCGGCCGCCAGCGGCTCCGTGTCGAAGGTGGTGCTGTTGCCGTAGTCGTTGAGCTCCTTGACCATCGTCTTGGCGGTCTTCGCGGAGCCCGTCAGCGTGGTCAGGTTCATCGTGGCCGTCTGCAGGCCGGCAGCAGTCTTGATGCCCCATGCAGCGACCGCACCACCGAGCGCAGCAGCACCGGCGGCGCCGTACATCAGGCCCCGACCGACGAGGGCGCCGGTGGCCCCGAACTTGGACCATGTCCCCGACGCACGGCTGGCCTTGCGGTCCGCCGTCTGGGCCGCGTTCCCGAGCTGCTCGACCTCGACCTTGACGCCCTGCAGCTCCATCGCCGCGAGGCGGCCGTCCTTGAGAGCTACCCGCAGGCTGATCGGCTGGTCGGCCATGGGGCACCTCCTAGGTCAGCGTCGGAACCACTTGGGGACGGCGTTGCCGAGCCATCGGGTGATCTGGCTGGCGGTGAGGCCAGCAGTGCGCGAGGACACGTAGTCGGCGAGGTTCTGCTCGTGCTGTGAGCGGATCTCCTGGGCGCGCTTGAGGACCGCGATCGCGATGCGAAGGTCCTCGGGTCCGTACCCCATGAACGTGAGCGGATCGAACCCGTGAAGGAGGGCGACGGCCGCGGTGTTGACGCGGTCGTCGCCCGTCAGTTTCCCTCGAATTCCTCGGTGCTCTCCTGGTCGGCATAGCCCGACCATTCGGTCACCTTGGCGGCCGTCGACAGGACGTCGCCGTCGGTGAGGTACAGGGCGCGGACGACGTCGGCGGCCCGGATGAGGTCCGGCTTGCCGAGGGCTTTGGCGAGGTCCTCGTCGAAGCGAAGCCACAGGTCCGGGTCGTCCTTCTCGATGGGACCGAAGATGCCGAGGCACGCGTTGGCGAGCACACCGGCGTTGGCACGGATGCTGACCTCGGGGTCCTTCGCCTTCTCGATCATCTTGGCGACGCGCTCAACTTCGGTGGCTGGGATCGGCTTGAACCGCACCCAGATCTCGTGGCTGTGCCGCGGCACCCGCAGGTCGATGTAGAGCTTCTCCTCGGCCTCCTCACGCGAACCACGAAGGGACGCGAGCAGCGAGCCCGGGGCGGCCTGCACCTCGTCGCTCATACCCAGGTCTCCATGGTCCCGACGAGCTCCCAGTCCTGCGGCTCGTTGCTGGAGGAGTCGATGTCGCCGTGGTGGGACTCCTTGAGGCGCCCGGTGCCGGTGCGGGGCTTGCCCCACACGTTGCCCTCCTCGTCGAGGGGCTGCACGTTGAGCACCAGTCGGCCGCCACCGACCTTCGTGTCGAGCCACCGGATCAGCTCGTGGTCGCGCTCCTTGTTGAAGCCGCGGCCGAAGGTGATGTCGCCGATCATGGGGCGGCCAGCGGTGACCTCCCAGCCGTCGGCAGTCCACCGTCCGGTGATGTCGGACGTGATGTCGCCGCCGGTCTTCGTGTTGAACCGCCCCAGGTCGCGGCCGTCGCACGAGGCGGTGACCTGGAACATGCTCTTGCTGCTGCTGGCCATGATGCTCATGCCCCCTGGTTCGTGGTGACGGTGACGTCGATGACGATCTTCTCGGTGTGGCCGGTGAACTTGACCTCGACGGCGGCGTGGAGCTCGCCGGCGGCGATCGTGGTGGGCGTGTTCACCGAGGTGGTGTCGACGTCGGTGTCGTCGCCCACGAGCGCTGGGTCGCTGCCCTGCGCGAACGGCTGGAGGTAGCCGAGGAGGTTGCCCGCGACCTGCGCGAAGAGCTTCCCCTGTGCGTCGATCTGCCGGAACAGGTACTGCTCCATGGCCTGCCGGATGCCCCAGTGCAGCAGGACGGCCATGCGACCCCAGTTGGCCTGCTTCCACGCCGGATCGCTCGACACCGCCACGAAGCCGTACAGCTGGACCTGGCCGCGGAGGTTCCGGAAGGCGCAGACTCCGGAGTCGTTGAGGGTGTCGCGGTCGGTCTCCGTGAAGGACTCGACGAGGCCGGTCGCTCCGGACACGTAGCCAGCGCCCCAGCCCTTGTCGCCGGCCGCGGCCGTGCCGGAGTGGCCGTAGTGGGCGTCGTTGCGGGCCAGGAGGCCAGCCGCGATGACCGACGGGGGAACGGTGCGCGTGGTGCCGCCGGCGACGGGGAAGATCGACCAGCCGGCGAGCATCATGGCGTACTGCGAGCCTGGGGCGGCGGCCTGTGCCGCGGCGAGGGTCTGCGCCGCGGCGGCGGTGGTTCCCGAGACGGTGTCGAGGAGCACCGTGCGGTAGTAGGTGTTCGCGTGCGCGATGAGGGCGCTGTGGGCCGCCGCGGTGGCGACTCCCGGGATGAACACCTGGCCAGGGCCGAAGTCGTTGGTGAGCTTGTTGAGCGCGGTCGTCCACTCCGTCTGGGTGACGTTCGAGGCGTCGACCGCGGCCGCGCGGAGCACAGTCACCTTCGGGGCACCCTGAGTCAGCGCGTCGGAGACGTACTGCGCGAAGGGTGCGGGCACGGCTGCGGCGGTTGCGTCGGCCATGCTGTAGCAGTCGACCGGGCTCGAGGGCCCGGTGGCGCCGGCGTACACCATGAAGGCGTTTCCGGTGTCGGATGTGTCGCCGCGACGCTGGATCGCGGCGACGACGTTGACGATGACCTGCGGTCGCGTCACGGCGGTTCTCCTTCTTGAAGGGGGTTGCTACTCGGTCGTCAGGGTGTGATCGACGGAGTTGACGACCGGCAGGGCGCCAGCCGGATCGGGGCCGAGGTCCACCTCGGCGGTGATGTCGAACGCGACCGCGCCGGCGGCGATCGTGCGCGCGGACTCGCGGCCCGGGATCAGGTCGTACTCCTCGCCGGACCACAGCAGCGTCTTGGCGACACCGCCGAGGCTCTTGTGCCGCAGCAGGGTCGTGCGGATCGCAGCGATCCGGTTCCGGATGCGGGCTTGGGTCTCGCTGTGGTTGCGGCCGCGCTCGTACATGCCGACTGGGACCCGCCAGACCGTGATCCATGAGTCGGAGTCGGCCTGGTAGATCGGCGGCGTCACGAGACCCGGGGCCACGATCGCGCCAGCGGGGAGTTCCGCCGCGGCGAGGGCCTGCACTGAGGGGAGTTGCTGCCAGGTCCGCACTGGTTCATACCCGGCGCCGGTGGTGAACCCGAGCGCGGTCATCACGTCGGGTAGGTACGTGGTCAGCGTCGACTCGACGGCCTGGCAGAGGTCGTCGACTGAGGTGATCGGCATCAGGCGCGCCCGGTGACGAGGTAGTTCCCAGCCTGGTCGCCCCAGCGGCCGATGGTCGAGAGGGCGGGCGCTGGCACGGGGTTGCGGCGGCGGCTCTGGAACCGGGCGTAGTCGGCGTCGCCGGCGTCGAGATAGACGTCGTCGCCGTCGATGTGGGCGCGAGTCAGCTGGTCCATCAGGTGCCCGGTGTCGATGAGGACTCGGCCCGAGTGCTTCAGCTTCTGCGTGACCGGTTCGTCGGCCTGCCACTGGCCGTGGCCGCTGGTCGCGAACTCGTCGCGCTCGTAGTCTTCGAGCGCCTTGCCGAGCAGCAGCAGCGCGCCGATCGGTCGCTCGAGGCGGCCGATGATCTGCTGCAGGTTCTCGACGGTGCTGCCGGTGTCGGCCTCGACGAGGAGCCTCACGAGCTGGCTCCGTAGCGATAGCCACGGCCGTAGTCTCGGACAGGGTCCGGGTAGCACTGAGGCGGCGGGAAGGTGCCACGGGGGCTGGCGACGCCCAGCACGACACCCGCGGCGCCGCCGTCGGCCGGGACCCCGCCGAGCTGCGCGAGGGTCGCCTTGAGGTCGGCTAGCGTCTCGAGGAACTTCTGGTGCAGGTGGTAGCCCCGGCCCGTGTCCCCGGGGGCCTGCTGCTCCGGGTAGGTCGCATACTCGATCTCGGAGGCCGTCTCGTAGGAGATCGCGTCGACAGCGAGGCTGCGGATGGGGCCAGCGACAGGGTCAGGCCCAACGAGGAGCACGACCCGGCCGGCGGCGTCGGTGACGCGGGCCTCGAACTTTGTGACCTCAGCCGGGACGCTCGCGTCGAGGATGTCGGGTTGACGCTCCTCGAGCAGCCCGGCAACCCGGTCCTGGGTCACCTCGGCGAGCATCCCGGACAAGGCCATCAGGACTCCTTGTGCTCCGCCTCGATGAGGCCCGTGAGCTTCTCGATGAGGCTCTTGCGTGGCCTGTCAGAGGCCTGCTCGAGCGCGAGGTAGGCCGCTGCTTCGTTGGCGTCGTCGCCGACGACCGCGAGGATCTCGTCGACGGTGGTCGGCTCGCCTGCGTCCTTCGTGTGGAGCAGCCCGGCGAGGGTGAGCCGCTCGACCTCGGCGGGGAGGGCGTCATCCGGGACGCCCTCCCCAGCCTCGATCTGTACGGCGCCGCTCTCCGTGCGGATCCACGTCGTGTCGGTCGCCGTGAGCATTAGGCCGTGGCCTTCTCGATGATCGCCTCGAGCTTCTCGACGAGGCCCTTGCGGGGCTTGTCCTTGGCAGTCTCGGCGTCGAGGTAGGCCGCAGCCTGCTCAGCGTCGTCACCGACCGCGGCGAGGATCTCGTCGACGGTGGTCGGCTCGCCCTGTGTGCCCTCCTCGGATGCCCCGAGCTCGACGAGGTGCCCGGCCTCGACCAGCCGTGCGAGGTCCTCGGGGTCCAGGGCGGCGCCGTTGACCGGCTGGTCCTTGTAGATGTACACCTGCCGGCCGCTGAGGTCCTTGGCGATGGTGAGGGCGGAGGCGGAGATGTAGACGCTCATCTCAGACCCCCGTGACGACGACCGCGGAGTTGGGCTCCTGGATCATCGGGACACCGGTCTTGCGGACCTGGATCTTCCAGCCGTCGTTCTCGTCGAGGCGGATCCGCTTCGACTCGATGTCCAGCGGGTTGGACGGGTCGCCCATGTAGCCGCCGCCGAGGTCCTCCCAGCCGATGGAGCCGAGGACCTTGGCGTCGGCCACCATGACCTTGATGCCGGAGGGCAGGTTCGTCGACTTCATCAGAGACAGGCCAGCGATCTCCAGGACGGTCCCGTTCTTGAGGATGTCCTGGTAGTCCATCGCGCCTGCGAAGGTCTTCGCGATGGAGCCGACGAGGCGGGCCCAGGAGATCGGCTCCGCGACGACGCTGTCCACCGAGTAGCCCTGGTTCAGCACGTCGACCTTCGCCCCGGAGAGCAGGAGGTCGGTGAACTGGTCAGCACCAGTCGTGTTCCACGCCGCGCCCGCGGCCTGGGTCTGCGTGACGGCTGTGCCGATCGCCGAGAGGCAGATCGAGTCGAAGCCGAACACGATGAAGTTGGCCAGCTTGATCAGCTTGCGCTGCAGCACGTCGAGGCGGTTGCGCGCCACGTCCTCGTCGGACACGAGCGACGCGTAGCCGCGCTTGAGGCTGGTCGCGATCGAGGTGGCCGCACCAGCCGTGTCGGTGAGCGGGTACTCACCGAGCTGGTCGATGATCTCGGCCGCGTCGTTGGCGAAGATCGACTCGCTAGTCTCGAACACCGCCGAACCGGTGCCGGTCAGGTTGACCCGGCCCGTGAGGAGGCGGCCCGCGACGAGGCGCTGCTGCACCAGCGTGCGGAGGGCCCGGTAGAGGACCACCGGGTTGTTCATCAGGTAGTCGACCGTGATCTGCCCGTTGCTGAGCGACGGGTTGGTCGAGTAGGTCTGGTTGCCAGTCATGTTCGTCGCCCTCTCAGCGGATGAACTTCGCGGCGAACTTCACGCCGGCGCCGGATGCGGCCTCGAGGGCGATGCCCACGAGGAGGTCAGCGGCGTCGGTGCCGGAGACCCAGGTGGTGACCTGGCCGGAGGCCGCGGTCTTGAGACGCGCACCGGCCGCGATGGCACCGGCAGCGGTCGGCCGCTGCAGGTCGTCCATGAACACGGTCACGGTCTCGCCGATGGCGGCGTCGCGAGCGGCGATGCCGGTCCAGGTGGCGTCGTTGGCACCGCAGACGGTGCCAGCGACGTTCACCATCAGGCCGCCGGTGATGGCGCCGGTGGCGACGACCTTCCAGGCGATGGCGTCGTCGGTCTTGGGCAGGTACTCAGCCACGGAGGGCCTCCTCACTGATGCCGAGACCGGCGGCGAAGCCGGAGACCGCGCCCTCCTTCATCTCGGGGGCGGGGTTCTCGAGCTCGCCGGCACGGCCGAGCTCGTCGACGGGGACCAGGCCGGGCGCGAGGGACGCCAGGAGCGTCTCGGTTCCGGCGGGGTCGGCGTCCCAGAGCGTCGCGAAGTGATCGCGCTGGGCGGGGGTGATGCGACCGGTGCGGATCGCGTTGGTGATGGCGTTGTCGCGGCGCTCGGTGAGCTGCTGCGCGCGCGCCTCGGCGCCCTGCGACGCCTGCGTGCGCAGCTGGTCGAGGACCTCGGTCGAGACGAGCGACATGCCCGCCGGAACCTCGGTCGTGGCGGCGGCGGGAGCCTCGGCGCGCTCTTCGAGGGCCTCGGAGAGCGCCGCCACGATGGTGGCCTCGTCCGCGGTCTCGGGAAGCCCGAGGTCCTGCCGCATGGTGTTCAGCTGCTCCGACGTGAACGTCATCGCGGCCTCCTCCTGCTGGTTGGTGGAACCCGACCGCGGACTTGCGCTCGGGGGCTGATGGGCGCCGTAGCGGCGCTGAAGGTGGGCCTCGGTGTCGTCGACGAGCGGCACGACGATGACCTCGTCGTCGTCCGCGTCGAGGTCCTCGCCTGGTGTGGCGGTCATGCCGGCGTCGGGGACGACGGCGACCTGGTCCGCGAGACCGGCCTCGACGGCTTCGGTGGCGCCGTACCACGTCTCGGCGGTCAGCAGCGTCGGCCAGTCCTTGTCGCCGGCCTTGCCCTGGTAGACCTCGATGAGGCCGCCGTTGATCGACTCGAGCACGTCGGCCTCCTTGCGGAGGTCGCTGGCCGGGCCGTAGATCACCGAGCGGGCGTCGTGGATCATCAGCTGCGTTCCCGGGGACATGACGGTGCGGTCGCAGCCGACAGCGACGACGGAGGCAGCGGAGGCCGCGAGCCCGTCCACGACGGCCGTGACAGAGGCACGGTGCGCGCGGAGCATGTTGAGGATCGCGAGGCCCTCGAAGACCTCGCCGCCGGGGGAGTTGATGCGCAGCACGATCTGGTTGACCTGCGGTCCGAGGCTGTCGAGTGTCGCCGACATCTCCTCGGCCGAGACGCCCCACCAGCCGCCCCAGGAGTCGATGGGGCCGTAGAGCCGGATCGTGGCGACCTCGCCCTCACCGGCCGGCGCGGGCCCGGTGACGACGTTGAAGAACTCGGCCTTCGTCTTCGGTGGGGTCGTCTTTCCCCAGAACCGGTTCCGGCCGAGGGTGGACTGTCGGGTCACGGTGCCTCCTCGGCTGCCGGGTCCGTGCCGTCTGGCACGTCTTCCTTGAAGGTCGTCTTCGGGACCGCCGGGAGCGGTGCACCGCCACGTGCCGGGAGGCCGAGAGTGGTGCGGATGAAGGTCTCGAGGTCCTCGTCGGGCTTGAGGACGCCGGCGTCGACGAGGGTGGCGATCGCGGCGATGATCGCGTCGTTCTTCGACCCGATCTCGTCGAACACCAGCCGCGGTGCGGGCTCGTCGGGGCCGTAGTTGACGTCGACGAGGTCCTCGATGACGTGCTTGGTCGCGGTGTCGCGGACGTTCTCAGCGATCGCTTCGATGGAGAGCGCCAGGACGTCGTACAGGGTTGTCCCGAGCGCCCACGACCCGGTGCCGCGGGCCTGGCCGAGGTTGAGGACGTTGGCGAGCATCGAGCGGGCGATCTGCTCGTCGTGGTAGCGGATCGCAGCGAGGATGTCGGGGACGTTTCCGGAGACGCCGACGAGCTCGAAGTCGGCTCCCTGCGGGAGCGAGAGGCCGGTGTTCTCACCAGCGCGCGCACCCGCGGCGATCTCCTCGCCGGCGAGGATCTCAGCTTCCCCGGGGCCTGCGGCCTTGTAGACCGGGATGCCCATACCGTTGCGCTCAGCAGCCTCCGCTTGGATCCGCAGGAGCCGGTCCTTGAGGCGCCAGTTCTTGTACGCCGACCGGAGCACGGAGCGGCCGATCCAGTTTCCGCCGCGGCGCTGGTTCGTGTAGACGACCAGCCGTGTGACAGGCAGAGTCGCACCGGCCATGCCGCCGCCGACCCACTCGCCCATGCCAGGTGCGAGATAGCCCGATGCGTACTGGGTGATGGAGATGAGGCCACCGTCCGCGGCAACATTCCACGCGAAGATCGTCCGCGGCGGCCGGTAGCCGAGCTTCTTCAGGTGCAGCAGGCCGTCGTCGCCGAGGTAGTAGACCTGCTCGAACGGAGCGTGGCCGAACTGCAGGTGATCTGGGACAGCGACCTGCATGTGCTCGGTCCAGGAGAACCGTCCGCGGGTGCGGGTCGCTGCGATGTCAGGGTCCTGGCCGACGATCGGCAGCCCAAGGTCGGCAGCGACGTGTGCCACGACCTCGGGGCGGCAACCCTTCCCGTCGATTCGCCACCCCGCGCGCAGGATCGGGGTCACCACCGACTGCAGGACGGACCCGACCTGGCCGTCCTGGGCGATCATGTCCTCGTAGACCTCGAGGCACTGCGGCCACCGCAGCTCCGGAGTCTTCTCCTGCTGCAGCAGCGCCCAGAACGGACCGGGCGTCGAGACCGTGTAGCCGCGCTCGCGGACGGGCATCCCTACCGACTTCTGGATGGCGGCCTGGTCGATCGTCAACGGAACCGCCTCCTGTCGTTAGAAACCGCTGGTGCGTGGGTTGAAGCCGGAGCCGGTGTTGCGTCTGGGGCGGTCGCCGGCGGAGGAGTGCCGGACCGGAGGAGCGACAGGGGTCTTCGGGACGAGGCCCCAGAAGAGGCGCGCTGTGGACGCTGCGACGACTGGGCCGATGGAGACCGTCCGGTCGCGGCGGTCCCACTGCTCGACCTCACCGTTCGCCGTGAACCGTGTCGTCGCGTTGCCGACCGCACGATCGAGCTCGGCCTGGCCGACATGCACCACGGTGCGGTCCTCGACCGCGCGGATGAACGACGAGCACGCCTGCCCGGACTGGACACTCGAGATCGGCTCCCACTCGATCCCGGCTGCCTTGAGGTCCGACACCAGCGAGCCAGCCTGGGCGTTCTGCACCAGCCGGACCGGCCCGACGACGTTGCGCCGAGCGACCATGACCTTGAGAGCATCCGCCACCCAGGACGTACCCGTCTGGGTCGTCGTGATCACCAGCGTCCGACCACCAGGACCATCGCCAGCCGCCGCGATCGTCGCCGACTGACGATCCGGCTCAACGTCGACCGTCAGGACCGCCCGCTCAGGAGCCGGCGCAGCCGGATCCTTGCAGCCACCCTCAGTGGTCGGCTTGCTCCACGTCGCCAAGTTGACGACGCTCTCGCCATCCTCAGTCGCAGGGTCGTCCCACCAGACCATAAACTCGCGCGCGAACTCCGCAGGTGGCATCGACCCACGCATCTTCCGGATCGTGTCCTCGTCGATCCGGCGGCCCAGAGCCGTCATGAACCGACGCCAACGCTGCGGGTCATCGAGCGCACACCCAGGTGGGTTGTTCGGCGGCTTCGCGTGATCGCAGCGAGCGAGCTTGCAAGCCCCGAACCGCTTCACGTCGTCGGCGTACTCCATGTACGTCAACGCTGGGTCGCCGCCCGCGCGGCCACGATCACGCACGCTGCGGAGGAACGCCGACTCGAGCTTCCCTGCGGACGATGCGAGCAGCACCTGCGGATCCGGGACCGCCGACAGCGTCGGGTACAGCGCCCCGATCATGGACGGCGTCAACGCGAACGCCTCGTCGAGAACGATCTTGTTGCCCGTCAGACCACGACCGCCGTTCGCGGTGCGAGCCTTGTACTTCACCCGGAGCCGCTGGCCCTCCGAGCCGAGCACGAACAACGACCACTTGCCGTTGCCCGTCACAACCCCGCGCGAGTCCAGCTTCCCGATCGTCGGATCCAGATGCCGCGACAACTGGGGCGTGTTCTCGATCAGCTCGCGCAGATCGTTGAACGCCTCCTCAGTGGAGTCGAGCTCGTGCGCGCTGTGCACGATCAGCCGCTGCTCCGTCACGAACAGCCAGCCCAACTCGGCCAGCTTCACCGTGCCCGTCTTCAAGTTCTGCCGCGGCCCGATCAGACACGACTCGAACGACACCGACTTACCCGACGGCCCGATCGCGAAGAGCAGGTCAAGGAACAGCTGCTGCTCCGGATCCGGACTGAACCCAGCCAGCGCGCCGATCTCAGCGACCTCAGGCCCGAACGTCTCCACGTACAGCGGATGCGACAACCACGTCGGCTCAAGCCGACGACGCGCGAGCCTTGGAGAGCTTCTCTTCACGCTTCCGCTTCACCTCGTCGACCGGGTCCGCCTCCGCCGAGCCCTTCCCAACCGCGATCAACATCAACCGGGAGAGCTCGCGCGACAAAGCAGCCACCTCAGAGCCGCTCGACAACGCAGAGTCCATGCGACGCGCGACCGTCAACGCCTGCGCCCCGATCACCGTCGCGTCCTTGCCCGCCGCACTCAGCTCAGCCAACGTCCGCAGCGACACCGGCGCCATGATCGCCTCGTGAGCAACCTGAGCGAGCTCCTCAGCCTCAGCCACCCGCTCATCACGCGACGGCTTCCCCCGCTTCGCATGCTGACGACACGTCGGGCCGCAATACCTCGCCGTCGACCGCCGCCCCTCGAACTCACACCCACACTGCGCACACGTAACAACCACAGCCAGGCCTCCCTAGCGTGACACCGGCAATCCGGGGAGAGATAGGCGGCGCG